TTTACTGGCAGATATTTGGTGCTTATTTGAGGTACCAGCATGTGAAACGGATGATGCCGTTGATTTTGCAGTCCAGTTGGGACGATATCGATTAATGGCTTCCCGATGGAACGGAAATACATCTGAAATTATGGGAGCAAATGTGAAAATTGTGAGTATGGGAACGGAAACCATGGTTAGAAATGTAACATCTGGGAAAATTACGGACGTGCAGTCGTTCAACGACGGGCAATTCCATAGTATAGACCATAATGCAACAGTTTTTAATCCCGACAATAACCCTATCTCTGGTCCCGGCTCCAGTGGTAGTGTTGTCTATGCCCAAGTCTCCACTGGTTCTTACAAACCAATTGGATTGCATTTTGGAATACGACGTGGCGTTCTTAAGGTAAACACTTGTTATTCTTTACCATCACGATCACCTCCAATGCCGAAGGAGGTACAAGCCTGGACCTGACTATTTGCAGATGGGTATGGCCTAATCAGCCTGCCCAGGGGTTCACCCCCGCAACATTTAGCACCCAAACCACAAGACATGACGTATGATCCGGTTGACTACGACGATGACTTGCTTAACTATAATACATACCATTACGGAAAGGCAGGCCATTCGACATTAACAACGGAACTAACAGAAACGTTTCAAGGAACAACCAAAATTGCATTAGAGCACTTTGATGAAGTTGAAGAAGCTTATGACGTTTTGTATCATTCATGGAAGACATATGTAGGACCATTAGAGCCCCTCCCATGGGAAGAAGTAATAATGTCCAAGGAACCGAACACTAGTTTGGGCTATCCTTTGGCATATGACTACGGAACAATGGAGGAACTATTGGAAGACATAACCATGGAAGAATTATCTGAAATATTTCAGTCGTATGAGGACACATTATTGGAAGGTTTCCTTCCACCAGCAACATGGAGGCCATTTCCCAAGATGGATAAATATTCTGGTAAAAAAGTAATGTCGTCTAAATTTCGCCTCGTGTCGGTGGGGAATGTGTTTTTTCTTGCCCTTTGCAAGCGTTGGTTTTCCCAGGTAGTTACTGCATTAGAAGAAGCAGTAGATCAATTTTACATCAACACAGGACCAGAAATCTTCAATCGAAAGTTTGTGATGTGGATGTTAAACGCATACAGCTGGGGGGTGGATTATACCGCCTTTGACAAAAACAGTACGGCAATGTTTACATTGCTAGGCTTCAAGTTGTTACACCGGCTGTTGTGCCAATCGACGCCCAAGTTCATTTACGAGTACATTGCCTTAAACATAGCACAACCTTTGAGTATCATTGTCAGTCCTGACCGGACTCTGCAATGTTACCTTCTCTGCTCGTCCAATCCATCTGGACAATTCTTTACTAGTTATACGAATTCCTGCACACATCTGGTGCATAATCTACTGTTCTCAATGATAAATCTTGGAGAATCTGGATATGATTACATCGCCGATCGAGGGCAGTTGAGATCTATAATGACTGGAGACGATGGGGTGGATTTAGCGGAGTCAGAGGCAAAAGCTGTGAAGATTTCAAGTGAAATGTGTCAGTTTGTGGAAGAGTTCTTTAATATCCCAGCAAAACTAGA